GAGGCTGTGGTGTTGGAATAGAGTGCGGACATTCCAACTGCGGTATTGAAACTTCCCGTAGCATTACCACTTGCGCCTTGAAAAGCGGCTGAACCTACAGCAACGTTATAACTACCAGTAGTTTGCCAATAACCAGCATTTTGAGCCAAATAGGCATTGTTTGAGCCTGTTGTATTGCTAGTGCCAGATGACCAACCAATAGCGGTGTTATTAGCGCCAGTTGTGTTTGCATAAAGGCTTTGATAGCCTGTTGCGGTGTTGTAAGAGGCTGTGGTGTTTAACTGTAATGCTTGTCTACCTAAAGCGGTATTAGATGCTCCAGTAGTATTAGAATTTAAAGCCGCTGCACCTACTGCTGTATTGTCAGAACTTGTTGTAGAGGATTGACCAGCACCTTGACCTACAAATGTGCTTGTTGAGCCAGAAGTTAAAGAAGAACCAGCCTGTGCGCCAACGGCAGTATTGTATGCGCCTGATGTATTAACCGCTAATGAACTATTCCCTAAAGCAGTATTGGTAGTTAAAGCACCGCCGCCTTTACCTACTGTTAGACCTGAGATAGATGCGTCATTAGGCAGAGTCATTACCTGAGCCGAACTCAGAGTCAGAGCCGTAGTAGGCGAAGCACCAGTCTGGAGAACTAATGCTCCAGTTGTATCCGCAGTTACTACATATGCGGTTGTTGTCGTTGTTGATGCGCTAATCGTACTCATATGATTACGTGCCTTTGTCCTGATGCAATCGTTATTGTTACACCGCTATTGACTGTTAAAGGTCCAACAGTGAAGCCGTTTTGCCCTGTGGCGACTGACCCACTTACCGTGGCAGTAGATGCGTTAAGAAGCACCGCACCAATACCACCACCAATAGCGTTAGCCGTGAATTCTGCTGGATACGTGACAAACACGTCTTTCGTGCCTGCGCTAAAGTTTACCAATGCACCCGCGTTGCTGGAAGATATAACAGTTGTACGGGCTAGGGTTGTCCCTGACGATGTGTAAGTACCAATCCCAACTTCCCACTCTGAATTGCTTTGCCCAGCAATCGTGTAATAGGTGGTGTTTGTGTTGCCAATGGCGGAGAAGGACTGAAACCCAGTCGATGCACCAAGCAGAGTCACTGTTCCAGTACCAGTCGTTGTGGTAGTTTCTTTTACCCTATCTGCAAGTACAAAAGCCATGTCGTTCCTTTAAACTGTCTCAACCAGATTCCAGTTAGACGTTTCCGTGTCGTCAACCAATGCCCAGCCAGCCGTTTGAGAATTGTTCACATTTTGCCAGTTTGAGGTCTCGCTGTCATCTACTAATATCCAGTAAATAGCCGTTACAGTTCCTACTGCGCCTGTAGCAACAACGCCAGTCAACGCAAAAGATTTAACAACACCAACTGTTCCTACCGCGCCAACAGCTTGAACACCTGTTATAGCAAGTTCTTTTCCGGGGGCTACCGTACCCACTGCTCCAGAAGCAGCCACGCCTGTTAGGGCGATGGTAAGGCTTGGAGTTACTGTACCTACAAAACCAGAAGCCGCGTCGCCAATTGTTACATCTGACTCGTTGTAGATGACCGTACCAACCGCGCCAGAAGCCACAACCCCCGTAAGAGCGACTGCTTTACTTGGAACTACTGTGCCAACGGCTCCAGAGGCCGCTACACCTGTTAAGGCAACTGTCCTACTGGGTACTACTGTACCTACAGCCCCAGAAGCAGATACGCCTGTTAAGGCTACAGACACGCCTTTAACAACCGTCCCAACCGCACCCGACGCAGCAACGCCTGTTATAACAACAGTCAGGCTTGGGGTTACCGTGCCTACGAATCCATTTGCTTGGTCGCCTGTCTCAGCCTGAGAACCTGTAGCAATTAATGTCCCAACCGCACCAGAAGCCGCAACGCCCGTGAGGGCTATAGTTATGTTTGGAGTTAGTGTTCCAACAGAACCAGTCGCAGCAACGCCCGTCAGGGCAACAACAACTGTGTTCTCCCCTAACGAAGCATAGGGCGCTTGTGCGTATGCGGATATACCAAACATGGTTTACGGCGTGCGCCGCCTCCGCTTAGGTTGTTGCCAGACGCAATAGAGCAGTGGTAGTGGTGCTACTTGGCATCGTCAAAGTGAACGTGCCCGCCGTAATGGTCTGCGAACCAAACGTATGAACACTGACAGCCTTGAGAGACTGCGTAAAGTTATATAGCAACACCGTATCAAACGCTGTAGACAAAGTCACTGTTGTATAGACAAAAGAAGCAGAAGGAGTCCAATACGCCACGCCCGCAGTAGCAGAACTATTAGTCGCTATGGGAGCCGTTGCGTTGGTTACCGTCACACCGCCCGCTGTATAGCCTGTACCTGTAACTTCACCAGTTGTGTTGTAAACAGTAGTGCTCGCATCTTTTGTGGCTGACACCAAGTACAAGGCAGCTTTGAAAGTGTCTGTAGTAGGCGCAGTTAAGCTGGTGCGTGATACAAGCGTTGCAGTGCCAAACTGATGTTGACCCAACAGTAATTCACCAAGAAAAGAGGTACACATTGATTGAGTATTTGCCACTTTAGTTCTCCTTTAGCCAATTGATGCTGTTTCGCCACCGGCAAAGGTTGGCATTTTCTTCAAGGTCACATGTGCAGAACGATGAACAAGTTCACCCTCTAGCCAGTACTCCACCCATGTGGTAAATTCGTTGTCGTTGTCCACGGTTCCTTCTCGCTTCTCAAGCAAAGAATCGTCCATGTCGCCCAAAGTTGTGGTTACAAGTGCCATTACGTAATCCTTATGATTGCTGATGTATTAGTGATTGCTGGGAATTGTACGGTGAATGTGGCTGTAGAGGTCTTATCTGCGCCAAAATCTAGAACACAAACTGCCCCGCCAGCCCCTGCTTTGTATATCAACGCACCCCGTGCAGTTATTGCGCCTGTCCATGATGTGTTTGAAAAGGAAATATACGAAGTAGCCGCACCCGTCTGGCTACCAATCGTAGGGGCTTGCGCTATGGTCAAAAGGTTTCCACCTGCTACATAGTTGCCACCAGACGCTTCGCCCGTCGCTGTGTATGCAGTTGTAGTTGCATCCAACGTAGCTGAGTTGGTATACAACGCTAAATAAAAACTACCAGACGTAAAGTTAAACGTGCCGTTCATCAAGCCCGTCTTAAACGTATTGCAGGTAAAGTTTCCTGTGAAAGCCATCAAGTCACCGCCTGTCTATATTGACCAGAACGGTAAGCATCTTGACGCTCCATACCATCTCCGAGGCGCTTGGCTAGTGCTAATGCTTCTTTGTACTTAGTGTCGTACAAAGCAATTAAATCAGCTTCACCCTTCATGTATGTGTACGCTTCAACCAGCGAACCATACAAGAGAACCGTATCAAAGTTATCACCCAACCATGTAGTTACGGCTGTAGTGATTGACTCAGGGTAGTAGTAATAATGTAGTTCTACATAATAAGATGCGTCTGGCGTTGGGCCAAGAATTAATGACAACTCATTTGTAATTGCTGAACTAACAATAGTTGGACCAAACAAAGCGTAGTACTTAGGCTCACCCGTACTGTTCGGCGCTGGATACGCTTCACGGATAAAGTTAACATCTTTATTTAACAAATACGTAAACGTGCCTGTATCTAAGTTAGCGCTTGTCACACCTGTCACCAACGCCAAAGAATACACAGATAAGAAATCACTAGGAAGAGAAACGTATTTGTTGTTGGCTGTGATGGCTGAATATTGGTTCTTGCGAATAGATGGAAACTGTACCGTGTTGTAAATGCGTTGTTCAGCCTGCGTAATCAGACGGTTAATCTGAGTCGTTGAAGTCACAACTGTGCTATCCGCCAACGTAGTGGTGGGAAAGTTGTTCTCCGTATAGGTCTGAATTGCCGTTACTAACTCGGAATAGGTCATCCCATCGGCCCTCTAGCCATTACGCCTTTAGTAGCTGCACCCGTACCACGGATTTTGATGCCGTCAGTCTTTACAGGTTTGTAGTTACCTTTGCTGATACCGCCAACAGAAGGGTTCATCTCTGTCATGCGTTTAGCGCCAGTCTCAGTTGGGACTACGGCTTTAGTTTCTTTACCAGACATATCGTGTGGTTTAGCATAGACGCTGGCAGAGCCAACTTCTTTACCCATTACCTTTTTGCTAAATGTAGCCATTATTTACCCCTTGATGCGCCGCGTTGGTTTACGACCTTAGCCATGCCGCGACCATACTGCTTCATCATTTCATTGGTTTTACCACCCTTGGCTAACTTTAATGATGTGCCTTTGCCGCCCTTGTGCTCTTGAGAATCGTGCTGTTTAAACGCTTTTTTAATGAGCGCTTTGTCTTGTTTCAAGTCTTCTTTGTCCATTTATAACTCCTAAGTTACGCTTACCGTTACTGTACCAATTTGTACAACTAAATTCAAATTATTTGGCGTCAAACCTGCATCAAAAAATGATGCCCCGCCTACTGGGTTCCAGCCCCATTGGAAAATTCTGCTACCACCACCAAGATACCCCTCCACATCCAACCCAGAAACTTGATAACTTCTGTCAGGACGTGGGTTGCGAACGCCTTGTGGGTCATCAACTGGGTACATTCCCAACTGGAGTTGGGGTTGGTCTGGGTCCCAACAGGGGCCACACACAAGTAATTCGTAGTTTTTGGTCTTTACGACCTCACGCCTCAGTTTAGTCAGCTTGAAACGAAACCCGCAACGGTCACATTCCGCAATCGCGTTTTTGCCAGACGCAAACCGATTACCCATTACGTCCCCCCGATAAACATCTGCCTTGGAACAAGGCGTATTGCTGCACGTTCTTGGTCTTCGTCAGCGGCGACCATCCATGCTTCGTCGTACTGAGCTTTCAAAAGTTGTATGCGCTCTAAGCCACCGGGCACTTTGAGAGCAACGTGATACGCCAAACCTGCCGCCATACATGGCACAAATCGGAATGGCACATCCATAACATTTACACCACCGCCAGCGTCTTGTGTGCGGCGCATGCGCCAGTACACGAACTGATAAGTCTGTGACCCATCAGGGGTAGGCCATACAGTGATGGAAGGTAAATTCTGTACATACACGGCTGTGCCCGTTGTGTGGGTTGCCGCTGTTGTGTTGTTCTGACCTCTGAAACAGTTACCAAGAGTGTTGCCACTGATGTAGCCGTACCAAATCGTCTCAGAATCAACTTTAATAAACCCTGTGGCGGGTAGCCCTACAGTCGAGTTCAAAGTGATCGTAGTGGCTGTTGTAGAGGTTATCGCTCCATCTAACGTAGAACTGGTAGGTGACGTTTGACCATCCAACCTTTGCACCCAAACTTGAATGGGGCGTGCCTGTTGCAGTTTGTTTGGCAACGTGGCGTAAGTAGAAACGCTAATACGTGTGATGGTCAGGTCAGCCTGTGTAGAAGCCACATTCGCTTGCGTACGAATCACATGGTCTAGCAAATCCACTGTATCAAGCGGTAGCGCGTATGTGGGTAAACCCTCAGTCAAGGTAATCGTACCTTGCTCAAACGTCCACATGTTGATGCCACGATTTGCCCACTCAGCAAACATTAGATTTAACGAACGCCTTGCTGTGCGTAAGTCGTAGCCCGTACGTAACTCTGAACCCGCCCGCTCAAACGCCTCTTCGACTAACTCGGAGAGGTCAAGGTTGAACGATGTACTGCCAGAGGTGTACGCCATGTCACTTCATTTTCTTGAGGGTCTGGGCTAGACGGGCACGCTGACCCATCTTGCCGGGGGCTTTTGCTGCCTTGGCAAGTTTCGCGGCGGGAATCGGCTTGCCCTCTTTCGCACCAAGAGCGGAGCGCAGAGCGCCGGGCTTCTTTATCGCCTTTTGTATCCATTTTTCAGCCATAGTTACCTCGTTGCCCACATGTTGTCAATAAGATTTGGGTATGCTCTACCAGACCTACGCGCTCTGGACTTGGCCTGAGTTTTTTTATACTCGGTAAGTTCTTTAGGCTTACCTAGTTTCTCAGGGCGTTCTTTATCCCAGACCTCCCCACCTTTTTTATATTCGGTGAAATCGGTGTCATCGCGGCGCGCTTTTTTCACGCCTTTAGGCATTTTGCTAGGGGCGATAGCCCCCATACCACGGCTCGGAATCATGGCTTAACAGTATCCGCCGCCAGCCATTTTGATTTGCTTGGCTTTGGTTTTGCCTTTTGAAGCAATGCCATCAGCCGAACGTGTAAAGCCGCCAGAAGCCATCTTCTTAGCCTTACCGCCGCTCTTCATGCCCATCATGCCAGCCATGTCGGTCTTAGCCATAGGAGTCGCCTTTTTAGCGCCGTCCTTGGCAGTGCTCATGCCGGGTTTCATAAAGGGTTTACCCATCTTAGTAGTAGCCATAGTTCCACCTCTTTTAAAAAATGCCATTGCACCATGATTGGTCTTTGGCTGGTTAACACTCTGTACATCAGCGCGGGTGTCGTCACCTTTGCTGAGTTTGACTGGTTTACTTACCGTTGCCATCAGACTCTCGCTTGAATAAGCTGGTCAATTTTTGCTTCAAGTTTGTTAAAGCGTTGGTCAATGTGGTCAGTAATTCTTTGCACTTCTGCGTTAGTTGCGTAATCACGGGCAATCTCCTCGCGTGTTTTGTTGAGCAGGATTTCAACCCGCTTTAACTCGTCCGACTTGTCTTTCCATACCCACATGAGTATGGCTGACAAAGCAGACAAAATTGAGTTCCAAATAATCATATCCATTAGCAATTCCAAGCCCGCAGGCTTTTGTTAATTCTAGAGTTCGGGTCTTTCGCTGTTTTTGCGGATGTCAATTTCTTTTTCATCCCCTCCATGCGGGCGCAAAAAGAGTCTTTCCTTGAGCCGCCTTCGGGTTGCGGCGGTTTCAAGTTGTGCCCTTCTTTCTTCGCAGAGGCTCGGCCCTTGGCGTTTAAGCCGCCATTCTTGTTCTGACCTTCTTTGCGTTGCCATGCTGGTGTCTTAGCCATTTACAACTTTCAAACGAGACTCTCGAATGTTTTTTAACATTGGGACAACAACTTCTTCGCGGAAGTTATTGGTAAATGTTTCGCTACCAATATGGGGCAAGCTGATGTCCACATCAATGTAGACCTTAAATCCCATTTCAGTAGCCCTATCACAAAACAAATAATCTTCGCCTACATAGCGGTCGTCAACAATGTCAAAGTCAAATATGGCTGAAACCCTATTGCCCGTTACGTTGTTTGTATATGACCACTCTGGGTGAGCCGCAATCATCTCTTCGATGACATGACGACGAATAAGCATAAAACCTGTACCTACACGCTTGACACGCATGAGGGAGCCATCAAACTCAAGGTTTTCGTCTTCTGTCCAATACAGGTCTGTAAAAAACTTTTTGTCTCTGGCTCTACGTGGATACGCGCCCGCAGTGATGTCTTTGTCTGTGCTCTGAGCAAGCAAACGCAAGATGTCTTCTGGTGTAGCAACTACGTCAGCATCTATAAAAAGCAAGTCTGTGCAATCTGTCTTCAAAAACTCCGCCACCAGCGAGTTACGCGCTAGGGTAATGATGGAGCAATTTGAAATGTCAGACAAAGTAATAGCAACGCCTAACCGCATAGCTTCTGGCATCAACTGAGCCAACGCATACGCAGTCTTGACATTGATTTTACCGTCGTAGCAGGGTATGCCGATAAACAGCTTACGCCCTGCTAGAACTGCTTTTTTAGACTCAGCCATAGAACGCTGTTACCCCTGTGATGTTGGTGGCTGTCATTGTGATATACAGCGCATTTTCAATCAACAAGCCTTCACCGGGAAACACAATGTTATTCATTTGCGCTGCCGCAGCCGTATCAAACGAAGCGTGCCATTGCGTAGAGTTAGTACTTGTGGCAGAGTTGTATACGTATATAGCGGCTGGTGTGGCAGTAATTGTTCCGCTGTTGATGTCAACAAGCGTAAAAGCATCAGCAGTTGTTCTGGTAATTGTGTAATTACCATTGGTAGCCGAACCACCTGTACCTACAGCAAACGAAATACCTACTTTATCCCCAGTGCTTAAACCGTGGGCAGTGCTTGCTACAGTAACAGTAGTACCAGATCGACCATAAGTTACGCTTGAAGACACAGGGGCTGTAAGACTATCAAAAATACTTACCGCACCGCCTGTAGCGTTACATGAAATTACTAAGCCTTTGACGCGACAACGACCTATAACTCCAAATCCGCTTTGGTTCAGATGGACTGAACTTACATCATATTGCATTGCCATAATTAATCTCCTGTTATGAGGGGGCCGAAGCCCCCACGATTAATTACTGTTGGAAGGTAGATGGGTTAGCAGAACCGTCAGTATCACGTACCACATAGGTAACGATAACAGTCGCCGCACCAGTGGTGAGCGATGTACCAGCCATTGTGTAAGTGATGATTGCGTCAGTAGAACCCACGTTCAACCACAAAGCAGGAGTAGTTGCGTTAGCGGTCAAACTGATGCCGCCCACGCTTGTGATCGTGCCTGTAGTTGTGAAATCTGTTGTGCCATTAGTTAGTTTTAGCGTAGTAGCAGCACTAAACACAACAGTGGTGACAACTTTAATGTCGGTAATCTGTGCGCCTGCTGGAAGCGTAAACGCTGTGCCAGTCAAAGTGCCAAATACGAGGGGGGCGGATTGAGAAACTGTTGTAGCACCCATATTGCGAATGGTGCCAGCGGTAGTGCCGGATGTGGTTTTGACAGTGCCCAATAACCACGGGCCAAGGTGTGTTGCAAATCCCATTGAGAAATCTCCATGCGTTATGGCGTATCAATCTGCATGAGGTCAGCCGAGCCTGTTTGATACACCGAAAAATCTCGGTTGGTGCAATATACACCAAAAGAAAGGGGAGCACAAGGCTCCCCTTTTGCTCTTTTTAAGAGCCAGATGACGCCCAAGCGCCTAATGGGTCAGACCAGCCAAACGAATAACGCTCGCGTGCTTTGTAGCGCACGTTGCCAGTATCGAAGTCACCGTCCATCGAAGTTGCCAAAGCAACACGCTCGAAGTGCTTCAAACCATTTGGCACGTCAGTCAACAAGAACCAACCGTTTGTGTCGGTCAAGAAGTGGTTAACTGTGTAGCCTTCTGGGATTGAACCATTGTTCTTGATGGCGTTGATGTCGTTGTCAGTAGTACCAACACGGAGGTTAGTCTCTAACAAACGGGTAGCAACGAACATCAAAGATGGGGGAACAATCAGCTTCTTAGG